GGACCTCCGAGGGTTCGAGGGCGACTGAGTAGACTTTTGGGTTGGAAACCATTCCATTGTACCATTGGACGTTATCGTCTCTGCCTATTCTAACTTCGGGATTTGAAGGTAGAGCTAAAGCATAACTGACGGACATTGTGGTCGGTGTTTGATATTCACCATCCAAATAGAATTTCCACGAACTATTTGAACTTCCACCATCGTATGTTAATACTACATGATACCATCTATTATCCTCGATAGGTTGAACCCATGTGGCCGATGCCGCACTATCTGTATTCAATGTCCATCGCCCTCCGGGTCCGTTCGTGGTATCCCAATATAAATATGCATACACTCCTGCTCCAGCTATGTTTGTTCCTACAGTAAATGCAGCTCTCGAAGTTCCATCTACACCGTTGACCCAATAAGACTGTGTATGTGCGTACGCACCGGAAGCACCATTCAGCGTTGCCTTTATATAATTAGAGGAAGAACTTGGGAAACCAGTAAACGCCTTTTCCGCTGCGGAGTACTGGGCAGTTCCGTAAAACACCCCATGATTCCCCTGCCCCGAGATATCTGTGGGTGAGGAATTGACGGTGGTATCGAAATCCAGCACCAACTTCTCCGGCCTAGGGGTTTCCGTATCCACGTCGTACCGCGAAACGCGGGGTACATCGAGGGACCTTCCTAGAGTCAGCGAACCCTTATCGAGGGTCGTGGGACCGGGGGTGCCGAAGAATATTAATTCGGCGAAATTTACATTATCTACATTCGCTGGAGATGGACCCAATCTTAGTTTAGTCGTCACCAAAGCCAAATATTTATAATATTTAGTACTATTCACGACAAGGCGTCTACTTTGTACAGTTTCACCCGAACTTTCTGCGATACGTGAGGTACGAAGCGAGGTCCCGGACGCTGTAGACGTCACGGAGTCCACAGCTTCCCAGTTATTATCATCATTTGATCCTAGAATGGCCCAGTTGTCTGGCACGTGTTTATACCATGCTCCGCGGTTTTTTATCTCATAGCCTTGGAGTTTAATTTGATACGGAAATTTAAGCTTAATCCAATCACCTTTGATACCACCAATTTCCTCACTACCTGTGTACAATCCTGTAGAGTCCGAGTATACATTATCACCTCCGTTCCATGTGTTTTGGTTCCAGTTTGGTGTATCGCTTTGAGTTTTATTAAAAGCAAAATGTGGGAGATAAGTTGTCGTGGAATTGGTATATATAGAACTCGCACTCGCACAAAACACACCATGTCCCGGAATCAAGGTCTCATAATCACCCATAGGACCTGGAGGATACGCTTGAATCCGCTCATCTCCCGCGAGTTCCAATTGGCCCGAGGGTTCGGTGACCCCCACGCCCAAGTGTCCCTTGTACAGGGTCACTTGGGACTTGGACCCCAAAAAGTAATCCTTTTGGTAATCGTACAACTCCTTGATTTGGTCGGCGTTGAGGGCCTTCGAGAAGAGACGGAAGTTCGCGATGGAACCGTTGAAATAGTTACCTGGTGTACCACCTTGATTGTTATTTCTACCTAACGTAAGTTGCGTTCCAGTTAAAACGAATAGACCATCCGATCCCCTTGAGTTTATTCCTATTTCTACACCGTTGACATATATTTTATGGTTTGATAAAGTGGATGCGTTTCCGCCGGTAAACGTCGTAGCGACGTGGTACCATATATTATCGACGATCGGGTAAGACCCGACTCCACTACCCCAGTGTCCGTATGCAATTTCGTCATCTTGGATAAAAATAGCTGACTGCTGAAAATTTGTACCTCCTTGACCCAATTGGACGAGATATTCAAATTGACCTACTTTCACAGTTCTTTTAAACCATAAAGAAATCGTATGAACTGGATCGGATCCGGTTGTTAACCCATGTGCTCCAGTTACGTATTGTGAAGACCCATTGAACTTGAAGGAATCAATGCCATCCGTCGAATCCAATGTGGGTGAATGTCCCGATACGGCTCCGGTATTCGTATTTGGGGAAAGGTCTGGAATAGGACTCTGCACTGTACTTTCACCCTTCGCATCATAGTAGACCTCCAACTGGGTCCCCGTGGTCGCCGGCACGTTGTACACGGTCTTTAGGGTGGTGTCTAGGGAGCCACTGCCTTCTTCGTGGCCGTAGAATCTCAATTCGGAAATAGAAAAGTGTGCTTGTCCCGTAGAAACGACAATAGTAGAGGCTGTGCCAGGTATTTTAGTAACAACCAAAGCGTGTCTATTGTAAAATATAGTGGAATTTATATGGTATGTGTGTAATATGGACTGACCACTTGCAGACTGACCAGTGAACGTTTTTATATGAGACCACGTAGTTCCATCATTGGAACCCCAAATTTGAAAATCGGTAGGGAACTGAGCCAACCAATCACTGGCATTCCTCGATCGTATCTGTATGTTGTCTAACTTTATAGCATTTGGACTTTTTAGAGATACCCATTCACCGTTGGGAACACTCGAGGAAGAGGATAAATTGGCACCGGTTCCTTGTGTACTTCCACCTGTTACAAATGTAGTATGTACACCGGTACTTGTACTATACGCCCCGGTTGAACCCTGCCATCCAGCACCCCAGGTATCAGCATAGTCTACAGCTGTTTCATTAAATAAATCATGTACTCCATCATAAGCTCCACTCACATGTTCAGAACTTCTATCAATTCTATATTCATTATACTCAGCTCCGACTGCGCTACGAGGTAAGATTATCTCCGGGTACTTCCGCAGGGGTCGATCGTGGGGTCCCGTGTATTCGGCGACCACGTTGGAGTCCGATCGAATCGTGGTGACGTGTAAATTACCCGTGACGGTCGCTTCTTTCGATGCTATTAAATGTTCGGAAATTGTCAGTGTATCCGCGACCGTAGCATTCGCGCTCACCGTTAAATCGGTCGAAACCGTTGCATTTCCGGACACTATGAGATCCCGGCCGATCTGAGCGTTCGCGGTCGTCACGAAACCCGTCGTTGCATTGGAGAATTGGAGGGTATTAGATGTAACGTTCCCCGTATCGGAAACACTCTGGAGACCGTGGGCGGTCTCTACGTTTATTCCACCAATATTCATCGCCTGTGCGTATACGTTTCCTGAAACCACCCGAAGGTGGGAGTCTTTAATATTCAGGTACGTGTTCAAATTATTGATAGACATCTAATATAACGTAAGAAATGATTTACGTGTTATTAGGTGTGGGTAAGTCCTATGCAGTTGGAACAGTGGGCCAAACAGGGTTCGCCGGATCTTCGGTCGCCGTGGGAAGGTCGCGAAGGGCTTGGCGGTAATCAAACCAGGTCTGTTGTACCGCTAAATTTGAGTGAGGATAATCGAGAGTAGCATACCTATCGGTCTGTTCGAGAAGGGTGTTCCGCTTGGTGCGGAGTTCCTTGAGGGGTTGGGCCGCTACATATTCATTCCATTTTTCAGTTATTTCTTCGAGAGTTGGTTTTGGGAGTGTATTTTCTTCTTTCCAGTCTAAACCATCATATTTTTCACCGGTAAGAACCCATAATTGTCCTCCGTAAAAGTTGGACAGAATGAGAGGTATGTCCATTTACTTTTATATAAGAATTTTATTGACAGATTTCTTCTATTTTTAGTAAATGTGGTCCGGCGACACCGAGGGTCAGCCCGTTCAATCCATCCGCTGAATCCGAAATAAACTTTACAGAGTACTTCTGAGATTCGGTTGTATTAGGTTCGTCGTAACCCTGTCCTACACGAACTTGGTGACCACTGCCAACACTATTATAATTTTGACCGGTGATACCATAATTACCCGTCAAATGTGAAGTAATATTATCCACCGCAGGTTCCCTATATATCCGTATATTCCAATAATTGTTTCCAGTTTGACAATAAATCGTCAATGTGAAAAAGAGTCTAGAATTGGCGAATTTTGGTTTAAAATGGAAAGTAGTGAGGACTTCGACTGTACCATTTGATATGGTCTTGTTCTCTCTAGGAAAATCAACTATGCCCACCTGACAAATCGTTCCCGGAGCATACAAAGGTGCCGCGATGTGAAGGGGTTGGGGGTTCGCCACACTCCCCGTGCGACCCATATCGTAGAGGGTCTTGACCTCTTCTTCCGTGAGGGCCGTGTCGTAGAGTTTGAAGTTGGAGATGGAGCCTCTCATATCATATGCTCCATCAAAAAATGAACCTATACTTAAAGTTGGATTGGGATCTAAATTCAAAACGTCTGATGCACTCCCAACAACTCCATTGATATAAGTGGATGATGACATCGTAAATAATTCTACACCATCGAGGAATAATCTAATAGCAGTTGTAGCACCGTAATCATATGTAGTTCCATTCGCCGTTTTAGTTCCAGCCGCGTTTATAACTACAAAATGACGCCACTTTCCATCATTGGGTGTATCAAGATCCGTTACTTTATATCTATATAATGAGCTATGAGCCGACCCCGAGTAACTGACTTCTAAATTATAATTACTGGAACCCACATCTAATCTGAATCCAAAACATTTTCCAATTACCGAAGTATCTCCCACAGAAAAGAAGCCTTGGTCCACGTCTTCATTTATCCTGGTCCAAAATGAAGCAGATAATTGTTGATTACCCTTTAACGAAGAACCCAAACCCCGTACGCGATGTATCGATGGGTCTGTACCACTGAATGTGAAAGCCTTCTCGGTCGCATCATACAACGCATCACCATAGAACACCCCATCATTCCCCCTCCCACTCGTGTCCCGCACAGCCCCCTCGAAGGTGGGGTTGGTCGAGGTATTGTATTCCACCACGAGCCTGTCCCGCCTAGGTGTATCGTCCGCGTCGAGAGCCGGCCCAATTCGGGGAACTGTGAGGTTCTTGGTGAGGGTCAGTTGGCCATCGTGGAGGACGGATTGACCCTGCTCACGGGTGCCGAAATATTTGAGTTCTTGTATTGACAATTGATTAGATCCAACAGTTCTACTTACGACGAGTGCAAAATATTTATAGGAGGTAGTGCTAGGTAATGTATATTCGTTAAAATTGTGAGCAGTCCACGTCGCACCAGTAACTGTTCTTAAAGTTGTCCAATTAATATCATCAGAACTTCCCATAATGGTAAAATCTTCTGGTGCAAGAGTACTAATCTGCACATCGACAGGTAATATCGATATTTGAGAAATGTTCGCTTTATATGGAAATTCTAATTTTACCCATTCACCCATCACACCTCCTAACCCGTGTGTAGAGCTTGTACCTGAATACGCATAATCATTACCAACATCATAATATCTAGGGGTTGGTTCACCACCGTTATAGTATGTATTTGTCGTACCCCCACTTGAATTCAATCTATTTGTAATTTTGTTAAATGCGTTTTGAACGTCATAATTAGAACTATGTTCATCACTCGCACTCACACAAAACTCCCCATGTCCCTCAAAATGGGTCTTGTACCCAGTCATAGCCCTAGGAGGAAACTCTTCCAAGTTGTGGGGTTCATCCGCCACACTCAAGGATCCTTGGGGTGCATCCGTGCCTATCCCCAATTTTCCTTGTTGAAGAACCATCTGCGGTTTCGCGCGCCCGAACTCCTCTTTTTGTGCGTTCCAAATCTCGAGGGCTTGGTCCTCCCCAATAAACTTATCGTAGACCCTAAAGTTGGCGATCTTATCGATGTTCCCACCACCGATCTGGATGGGGACGCTGTCGACACCTGTGCCATAAATTTCCCATTCATCAATTCCTGCGTACGCGGCCGAGCCCGCACCCGCCCCCAACTTTTCAATGACAATTCTGATATACTTGAAATACTGTGTCGGTGCCGAGGATGGTGTGTAAGTACTATAATCGGTTGCAGCACTTCTTGTCACACCCGAAAAATTATGTAATATTGTCCATTGACCAGATAAATCATTACTACCCACAATATATCCTTCGCGGGGCTGACGACCTATGTGATGATATGGTGCCCTAATTCTAGAATAACTGTATTTAAGTTTGTGTGGTAATTCTATTTGACACCAATTACCATATTTTGATGTACCCCCAACATTCGTAGTATGAATCGGTGCAGTACCCGCCGTAAAATCTCCGTTATTATCGTAATTTAAGTTTGGAGAAGTCCAATGATGTAAATTGGCCGCCGACGAGCTTACTAAATTATTAAATGCCTCATATGCTTCATAATTAGCCTGGTCCTCATTCGCACTCGCCACATACCCTCTCTGCGCCGGACCAGTCATCACCACATGCGGATACTTCAAGACATTCGTGGGATCGGGAAGGCGAACCAGGTCATTCTCGCGGTGGCCGTAGAGTTGCACATTTTGAAGTGCCGCGTAATAAGTAGTTGTGCTTTGAAGCGAGGTTGCTACAAAACGAAAATACTTATACGCATTTGTGCTATTTATCATAAAGTTTGTAGTGAGGGTCGCCGACCACGCGGGTGAGGATGAGGTTGTGATACCTGTGAACGCATTAAGTTCGTACCAAGTAGTTCCATCGTTACTTCCAGCGATGACACCGTTTAATGGTGACCGCCCAAGTGAGTCATTTTGTGCGCGTATTGCTATATAGTCAACTTTTAGTTTATATGGTAATTCAATTTGAAGCCATTCACCCGGATATATGGTTCCACTAACCGTAGTTTCTTCGCCTCCTGTATACACACCGTCTGTACCATAAAAGTTATCGGAAAGCCATAACATATTATTACCAGTTACAACATCATCAAAGGCCTGATACGCCTTGTAACTGTTTGCATGAGCAAGCTCACTACTCGAACTCACCACATACCCACCCTGTGCGTACCCCGTCATCGCGAACGGTGGGTAGTCCCCGAAGGTATCTTCGGCTTGGTCCTCGGCCACCTTACGTCCATCGAGGTAGGCGACCCGGGACCCACCTTCACCTTGGTACGCATAGGTCAGGTTGTGCCACGTGTTCGATTGGAGGTCCAAGTTCACGGAGTCTAACTTCTCCTCCGAGGCGATCGAAAAAACACATGTATTGGAAACGTTCGCCTCCAAGTTTGAGGAATTAAACCATACGGAAACCGCGTGGGGTTGGTCACCTTCCAAGAAGGTATTCGCCTCTACTGCAAGGTTAGAGGTTAGGGTTCCGTTAAGGGTCCAATATTTATTAGGTGAGGTCATAGGTGCGTCGTTCCCCGAAGGGTCGGGACCACCCGAAATTTGGTTCGTCCCTACCCCCGTCGCCCCGTCGACGAGGACTTGGACACCCGTTAATTGTGGATTATTGAACCGGGATTTAAAGGTCGTATCGACCGAATGATCACCCGCGGGTGTGTATTCTTCGATGCCGTAGTACTCCATCTGTCCAATACCAGCGTATCTGGAAGAATGCGTTAAGGATGTTGGTTGAACGATAAAATATTTATACGAATTCGTGGTATCTGTACTCTTAATAATTAACGGGGTGACATCTGTATATGTGGAGAGATTCCCACTGGATATACCACTGGCAGAAATTTCCCCTATTTGTGTCCAACTAGTAGCACTGTTACTTCCGTATATGTAACCAGCGTCTATTCTATCAGATGATACATAATATCTTCCATATAAACGAGCTTCGGATAATTTTATTTTACACGGAAGTTCAAGTTGTAACCATGCACCATGTCTACTGGTAACACCACCAGAACTTGAAGCAACGATCCCAGTTAACTCGTCACCTGTACCGTCACTCACCGCATTATAATCACTACCGTTTGAAAATACATAACCCGAAAGCCAAGCATGTGCATTATTTGCTATGCTACCATCAAACGCTTTCCATGTGTGATAATCGCGAGTCGCATTTGTATGAAAACTACTTGCACTCACCGTATATCCTGCTTGAGCGTATGTATCTATTATACGATTTTCGTCCATCTTCCCCTCTTCAAAAATGATTTCGGGATACTTTTTTAAGGTCGGTGCGATTCGCCCGTGCGGACCCGAAACGTCCGTGATCACGTTGGAATTATGCTGGATGCCTTTCGTCTGGATTCGTCCTGTGGTCGTATCGACCATGGTATTCGATGAACCGACGAATGTGACCACGTTCGCATAGCGAATCTCGAGGTTTCCTATCGTCTGTTCCAGCGACATATCTACTATTGAGGGAGGTTTTTTTAAACGAAAAAGTCCGGAGGACGGGACAAGTGCTTCGCACTTGGAACTCTTTTTCTTGCAAAGTGGGTTGCACTTTGGAGGAAATTTGTTTACGAAGTTGGGGCTACGGGCCAAACGGGGTTCGTGGGGTCTTCGGTTGTGGAGGGGAGGTCACGGAGGGCTTGCATGTAATCACGCCACGCCTTGGGTACGACTTTTTGTGTAGAATACGCTTTGATGGTTACCCAATCACAATTGGTAAGAAGTTTGTTCCGCTTGGCGCGGAGTTCCTTTAGGGGTTGGGCATCGACGAGTTCTTGCTGTTTAGCTATTAATTCTTCGAGGGTTGGTTTAGGAAGTGTGTTTTCTTCCGACCATTCTAAATTATCATAGTGAGTACCTGATATACTCCATACACAGTTACCGTAATATGTACTAAGAGGTACGACTACATTGATCATGGTCATTATTAATATAACCAAAGAAATTAGTGTGCAATTTCTTGTAACACAACCGAACTTGAGCTGTGTTCACCGCCAGTATAATTAGAGGTTGCATCTGCGTGTACCTGGTTTAGTGAAAATCGATCCACCGACGAACTATCGCGCCTCTTGTAGTATAATTTATATTCAACGACACCTACTGTATTCGGTGTATCTACGAACATTATGTGTACTGAACCCAATGTACTATTATTATCACTGTCCAATGTGACCGGTGCGATACCATCCGTGTGTGCGGGTGTTTGAACTGTATCGGGAGGCATATGCACACCCGTAGAAGATCCATTGATATACCGTAAAATCCTGAATGTCGCGTCGTGTTGACCTTCACCATTAACCATCATTTGAACAAGAATATTAGAATTATTGAATCTGGGTGTGATACTTGTGGTCATGGGGGTAATTAAACCATTGTTACTATTCACTGTGTGATAATCATATACATGATTATGAACCATCTGAACAGTCGTCCCGGGAGCGTATATACCCCCTCGCACATCTAAAACCGCCCGAGGCTCCGAAGTCCCAATCCCAAGTCTCCCAGCTTTAAGGGTCATGGACACGTTCCCATGCCCAAAGTATTCCTTCTGGTAGGCGTAGAGTTGGTAGATCTCATCTGAACTCAGAACTCGATTGAAGAGGCGGAAGTTGGCGATCGACCCCTTGAAATGTTGCGTACTGTAGCTTGTTCGCTCACCGATAAAAGATGTACCTAAAGTTAGATATGGATTGGTTGGAATGGCGAGATTTGGGAGTATACCCCTCTGGACCGACTCTGGTCGTAACTCACCGTTTACAAATATTTTTGTATATCCATGACCAGATACAGGATCGTTATATATTGTTCCGGTAGCATGAACCCATTCATTGTTCGTATACAAATTACTTGATGTTTGTTTACTCTTGTCACCACCCCATTCCCACATACCTACATTTCCATTTGCTACGTTCATACCAAAAGATTCACCTCGGGACCCGTGTCCAAAATGAAATAGTTCTTGAGTACTGCCCGTGATATTGATATCATTTGCTACCCATTCTGCCATTGAAAGATTTGCCTGTGGAAAGGAAGTGTTTCCTGCTTTCACATAATACAGTATTGCGCCTAGTTTGAGTGTGCTCGAAAAATGCCCCATTTTATCGTTGTCGACGACGAGCGTCGTCCAATTGGATGTAAAATTGTTCCCTGATAAAGTAATACCTTCATTAAATACCGTTTCTTTAGGGATGAAAAATGAAAAAATGGGATCGGTTGCGGTCGTTGGGTGATCCCCGTTAAAGTTATAATTTAATGTACCCCAAGATGCGGTGTATTGTCTATCCTCATTAAAAGTTGTACTGTC